TGCACCTTTTAGAGAACATCTTAAACAACAAAATATTAATGAGGCACAATGGATTAATAACTTAGGAAGGGCTCACTTAATACTAAGTCAAGCACCTCCTGAGCAAAAAATCCAAATGTTTCATCGACTTGCACAAGACTATGGTATACAATTAAACCAAGGGGAGATGCAAAAGCAACAAATTGACCCTTATACTCAGCAATTAATGGCACAACTTCAACACATGAATCAAGAAGTTGGTACTATTAAGTCTAGGTATGAGCAAGAAGAAAACAATCGGTTGATGTCAGAAATCAATCGAGTAGCAACGAATGTGGAGAAGTTTCCACATTTTGAATCGGTTAGGGAAACTATGGCTCAATTACTTGAGAAAGGTTATGCCCAAGACCTTGAAGGTGCTTATGCAAAAGCTGTGCGTTTACAAGACGATGTGTGGGAACTTGAGAGAGAACGACTCCTCAAACAAGGTTCTACACAAAGCCAAGCACAACGAGTAGCTAAAGCAAAATCGACTGCATTAAGTCCTCGATCCGTTACACCTAGTGGATTAAGTACAACAGTTGATAAAAAGGATAGACGATCTGTGATTGAAGAACAATTAAATCAATCTATGGGTGGTCGGGTTTAACTAAACTAAAAAGGATATTATTATGGCTTTCGCTAATAGTGCTATCACCGATATTATCGCAACGACTATTCAAAGTCGTAGTGGTGAGTTGGCAGATAACTTAACACAAAACAATGCAATACTACAAAGACTTGACCAAAAAGGAAACATCAAGCCTTTCTCAGGTGGTAATGTGATTCTCCAAGAGATCATGTATAACGATCCATCAACCAACAATGCTAATTCTTATTCAGGATATGAAGTTTTAAACATTTCTCCTGATTCACCAATTAGTGCTGCTCAATACTCTATTACTCAATACGCAGATAGCGTAACAATGAGTGGTCTAGAAATGTTGCAGAACAGTTCTAAAGAGGCAATCATCGACTTACTAGATGGTCGTATGCAAGTATCTGAGGCTCGATTACTAAACCGAATCTCTAGTGACTTGTATCTTGATGGAACAGGCAATGGTGGTAAGAATATTACAGGTTTGGCTGCAGCTATCCCTGATAATGCTGCTACTGGTACTTATGGTGGTATTAATCGTGCCAACTGGACATTCTGGAGACCAATCGTTACTACTGGTGGTGCAGCAGTTAGTGCAACAACTATCTTGGCTAAGATGACTTCTACAGCTATTCAATTAGTTCGTGGAACAGACAAAGCCGACTTAATCGTTGCTGATAACAACTACTACTCTTTCTATGTCCAAGCACTACAAGCTATTCAGCGTATTACTTCTGAGGAATCAGGTGCATCAGGTTTCGCATCCCTCAAGTTCTATGGTGGTGGTACAAGTGCCGATGTGGTTCTAGGTGGTGGTGTAGGCTCACAAGCTACAGCTAACACAATGTTCTTCTTGAATACTGATTACATTTTCCTACGACCACACAAAGAGCGTAATTTCGTTCCTATCGGTGGCGAAAGACAAGCTATCAACCAAGATGCGATTGTTAAGTTGTATGGATGGGCTGGTAATCTCACTTGTTCTAACCAATTTTTACAGGGCAAGTTAATTGCCTAAGAAAGGAAATAAATCATGGCTTATTCAGTAACCCCTATAGCAGGGATTGATTTAACCAACATCTCTAACTACAACGACAATAGTGCAGGGACTGACATTCCTACACAAGGGCCGTTAGGTTTGCAAGTGTTTGGTTCAGATGGATTGCGTTATGTATTTGCACAAGCTGGTGCAGCTATCACAGCAACACTAACAACTTGCACAGTAAACGCATCAACTTTCGTAGCAACAGCAAGTGGTGGAACTTATACAAGTCCAGCAACTGCAATGGCATCAGGTGACTATGGCTGGTTCAGCAAAGCATCTGTTTAAGTAAGTCGAAGGGTTGTCAGAGATGGCAACCTTTCTTTTTTTAAAAACCTAAATACTTGGGAGTTTTAAATGATTGATTCAGATATTCACAATGCAGATTCACGATTAGCAGTTAAGTTTGAAAAGCGAGAAGTACAAAACGCTGATAGAACACAAGAAGAAGGTAGACCAATCTTTGAAGAAAAGGTCTTTATTAAGATAGTAGTACCAGGCGATTCTCTATCAGAGATTGATCGTCAAGTGTACGAATCAGATAAAAATAGGTTTCCAATACAATGGGCTAATTTTATGAATCGCATAGGCGATGATGCAAGTTACTCAGGGACTTCACTAAAAGAATGGCCTTTGATTACTTCAACACAAGCTGAAGAATTGCGAGGAATTAAGTTCCACACAGTCGAGTCTATTGCAATGGCAACCGATCAAAGCATCCAAAAGCTAGGAATGTTGGCAGGAATGTCACCACATACCTTTAGGGATAAAGCTAAGGCTTTCTTAAAAATGGCTAAAGAGGGTGCAGATGTAGCACAAAGAGAAGAAGAAATTAACAAATTGCGTGAAGAAAATGCTAAAATAAGGCAAGAAACAGATGCAAAGATGTTGGAAATGCAAACTAAGTTTGAATCCCAAATGACATCTCTACTTGCAGCCGTTGGTCAAAAAAGAGGTAGGAAACCAAAAGTAGAGGAATAATATGTCATCGACAATGCTCGAACTCATGCAACAAACATCTAGTGAACTAGGTCTAGTTGCACCAACTTATGTCGCAGGCAATACCCAACAAGATGTAATTCAGTTATTAGCTTTGATGAATCGTGCTGGTTATAACCTGATTAAAGAATACGATTGGCGAGCATTGCAAAAGGAGTATCGTTTCTACACGCAAGCGATTAGTACAACTGGTGATGGTGTAAATGGTTCTTATAATCTGTTAAATGTTGCAAATACAACAGGTTTAAATTCTAAATGGCAAGTAACTGGCACAGGAATACCACAAGATTGTTCTATTGTTTCTGTGTCTGGTTCTACTGTTACACTTAATCAACCTTTAGAAGCAACTAATGTTGGCATAGCACTAACATTTGGTCAAATGGAATATGATTTACCAAGTGATTACGAGACTATTACAGATAGAACTCATTGGGATAAGACAAAACATTGGGAAATGCTCGGGCCAGAGGATGCACAACAATGGCAATGGCTTAAATCGGGTTATATTTCAACAGGCCCAAGGGTAAGATGGCGAATCTATGGCGAATATTTTCATATTTGGCCATTAATGAACACACAGGAGTATCTAGGATATGAATACAGATCAAAAGGGTGGGCTGAAAGTTCAACTGGAGTTGTTAAAAACAGCTTTACTGCTGATACTGACACGACTTTTCTTGACGATACAATCATGGTGCTTGCTACTAAACTCAAGTTTTTCCAAATTAAGAACTTTGATACTACAAGCCTACAACAAGATTACGAAAGGTATCTAAGTGTAGCTAAAGCAAACGATAAGGGTAGTGCTACATTGAGTTTTGCACCTTATCCAAGCAAGGTATTGATAGGGTATGCAAACATTCCTGATACTGGATATGGCTCATGATTCCACAAAAGTTTAGGGCTAAGACTGCTAGTATTCCATCACCTATTGGAGGTTGGAACGCAAGAGATTCATTAGCTAATATGGATGCTATGGATGCTGTTACCATGAATAACTGGTTTCCTACACCTACAGACATTACTTTTAGGAAAGGCTACACGAAGTCCTCAATAGGTATATCAGGTAAAGTTAATACTTTGATGAATTACTCTAGTCCTACAGGTAATAAACTGTTTGCAGTAGGTACTTCAATCATTTATGACGCATCTACAAGTACAGCTACAAGCGTATTTACAGGATTAACTAATAATAGACTTCAGTATGTATCTTTAACTAACTCTGGTGGTAGTTTTCTAGTAGCGTGTAATGGTGCAGACCCAGTCCTAGTCTATAACGGAACATTTTGGTCTTATGTGGCTACGACATCAACTGCACAGACTATTTCTACTATAACAAGAAGTGGAACTACAGCTACTCTAACGACAGCAGCTAATCATGGGCTAATAACAGGTAATCAAGTCACAATTACAGGTGCAACAAGTAGCGAATATAACGGAAATTACAGAATTACAGTTACAGGTGTAACGACATTTACATATACGATGGCGAGTACCCCTGCTGCTGATGCAACAGTAGTAGGAACTTATACAGTTTTAGGGATTACAGGAGTAAATTCAAATACATTTATAGGAGTTAATCTTTTTAAAAACAGACTGTATTTCACGCAAAAAGACACGCTAAATAATTGGTATATGCCTGTTCAAAGCATAGGTGGTGCAGCAAGTCAGCTAGATTTCGGTAGTATTGCAAGAAATGGTGGCTATTTACAAGCAATGGCAACATGGACAATAGACGCTGGCGAAGGTGCAGACGATTATGCAGTATTTGTTACATCTAATGGCGAAACAATCGTCTTTTTAGGTACTGATCCTAGTAATGTAGCGACATGGGCATTAAAAGGAGTATGGCAATTAGGTCAAACATTCACTAGAAGATGCTTTTTTAAGTGGGGTGGTGATGTTCTATTACTAACTCAAGATGGACTTGTACCACTTGCTAGTGCTTTACAGTCATCACGATTAGACCCTAGAGTTAATCTTACAGATAAGATTTATTATGCTGTAAGTCAAGCAGCTAGTAATTTTTCTACTTTACCTAATTGGCAGATTTCGTATTACGCTGGTGAGAATATGCTTATTTTGAACATTCCTACAGATACAGGAATGCAACAATATGTCATGCACACCATTACAAAGTCATGGGGACAATTTACAGGTATTGAGGCTTACACCTTTCAGATGAGTTCTAGTGAGATGTACTTTGGTGGAGATGGCTATGTAGGTAAGTTTTGGGACACATTTGCAGATAATGGCAACAACATAACAGGTCAAGTTCAACAAGCATATAGCTATTTCGAGACTAGAGGGCAACAAAAGAGATTCACAATGGTAAGACCTATGCTCTTAACAGATAATGGTGTACCAACTGTTTTATGCAATGTATCGACAGACTTTCAACAACAAAATAACTTAGGTGCAGTACAGTTTAACCCTGGTGCTTATTCGATAGGTAAGTGGGATACAGCGTTATGGGATCAAGCAACATGGGGTGGAACATTGACAATTAATAAAGATTGGCAAGGAGTAACAGGAATAGGTTACTGTGCAGGGTTAAATTTAAGTATTGCAAGTCAAGGAATTGAAGTGCATTGGACATCTACCGATTTCGTAATGGAGGCAGGTGGAGTTATATAGTTTTTTAAGAAAATCGAGTATAATCGTTAAAACCGATAACTTGGTTTCTTTTAACAGGAGAGAGTTATGGGTTTATTTGATCAGCAACAGCCAAATCAAGGGTTAATGGGGTTAGGACAACAACCTCAACAAGGTCTTAATCCCTATGCAACAAATCGTGGATTACCAATGCCACAAAACCCTAATTACATGGGACAACAACCAAATATTCAAGAAGAATTTGGTGTTCCTAGTCCTTTTATGAATCAAGGTGCAATGCCTGATAATCAAGGTGCAATGTTTAGGAGAGAACAATTTGACCCTAGCTATGTTCCACCAAATTACACAGCCCAAGATGTACAAACTGCAATGCAAAATCCTGAGTTTGATTCTAATTACTATAGAAATGCAAGTGTATTAGATGCACAAGGTAATCCAATGTCTATGGATGCAAAGCAACAGTTAATACAGCCTTTTTATAATCAACAGCAACAACCAAACCCTGCAATGCAAGCACCTCAAACAATGCAAGCACAACAACCTCCGCAGTTTTTTCAACCACAACCTATGCAACCTAGTAATCCTGTTAATACTCAATCTGTGCAACCTAATTTCATGGGTCAAACACCATTTGGACAAGCACAGACAGGTCAATTTACATCTACCAACCCTTTTGTTCAAGCTGCACAAGCTAATGCTCAAGGTAATATTGCTGGTGCATTACAAGCAACTGCAGCGAATCGTATCAATCAACAAACACCTTACGGAAGTCTTAGTTATCAACAAACAGGTACAGATGCTCAAGGTAATCCAATTTGGAGTGCTAATCAACAGTTAAGTCCTGAGTTACAACAACTTACTCAAAGTTCATTAGCTGGATTACAAGCATCACAAGCGAATCCGATGTATGGAATTAACCCTGGCGATACTTACTCCAACGCAATCATGCAAAGGTTAGCACCACAACAATCTCAAGCAAGAGAGGCTCTTGATGCACAGTTAGCTAATCAAGGTATTATGCCTGGCTCTGAGGCTTACAATCGTGCTAAAACATTGTTAGGTCAAACTCAAAATGATGCTCTTACAAGTGCTATTGTTGGTGGTATGCAAACAGGTTTACAAGCACAAGGACTACAGAATACGACTGCAGCGAATATTCGTAATCTAGCAACACCAGGCTATGTAACTCCTTATAACCAAGCAACAGTAGCAGGGCCTGATTATTTAAGTGCATATACAAGTCAAAACGCTACAGAAATAGCAAGACAAAACGCTGAAGCAGCACAAAGATCAGCACAATTAAGTGGGTTAATGGGATTAGGCTCAAGTGCAATATTAGGTGGAACAGGTGCTAATAGCACATTAGGTGGATTATATAATCTTGGTGCAAAAGGATTAGATGCAATAGGTGGTACAGGATTATGGAACTCATTATTTGGTACAGGGCCTGCAATTACTGGTGATCAAGATTTCTTAAAGTCGATTGGTTTAGCTGGCTCAACTTATGGTTCAGATATAGCTGGTATGGCTACTGATCCTTTAGCAGATTTATATACGCAAGTAT